GCGGTGGGTTGCTCCCACGGCATCTACGCCGACCCCTTGGCGGTCGAGGCGGTGCTTCGGTTTCGGGAACAGTACCGCCCGCATGAGGTGATCCACCTCGGGGACTTCACGGATATGTCGCCCTTCATGGGCGGCTCAAGTGGGGAGGGGGATGCCATCAAGCCGGACCTCATGGGGGGCATCGATTTTCTCAACAACCTCCAATGCACCACGGTGCTGTGCGGGAACCATGAGGCGCGCCTGTGGCGTGACCGCAACAGCAACAACGAACTGCGGGCGATGGCGGCGGAGACGAGCATCGAGGCCATCGAAGCCGCCTGCCTCAAACTACACGCCAACCTCATCCCCTACACCGGGGTCTGGCAGGCTTACAAGTTGGCGAACTACACCTTCACCCACGGGACGATCTACAACGAGAACTCGGCCCGGGACATGGCGGGGGTCTATGGAAATGTCATCTTCGCCCACACGCACAAGGCGAGCATCCAGGCGGGTCGCACCTTCACGCCTTCGCTGGGCATCTCGGTGGGGACGCTGACCCGCCGGGGGGCTATGGAATACGCCAACACGCGCATCAGTACGCTGGCATGGTCGCAGGGCTTCGTGTACGGCGAGTACAACGAGTTGTCCCTGCACCCGAAACTGCACATCCACGATTTCTCTGACACATGGAAACTACCGCTGTAAAAGCCCAGCGTCTGCTGGAGGAGATTGCCAACCTTCGCAATCGGACGAAGCAGGAGCCGCCCGCCGGGTATCTGGATGTGGCTGGCTGGGCAAAGCACTTCGGTTTGCAGAGGTCGCAGACTAGGCGGCATTTGAACCAGTTGGTCAAGGCCGGGAAACTGAAGTCGGTGCGTCTGCGGCGCGAGGTGAAGGGTCGGATCACGATGATAACCTTTTACGGTTGACGGCGTGGTTGGTGCGGGCAAAGTCCGCCTCGCCACCATGACCATCCAAGACCGCATCACGGGTGCGAGGGCTTACCTCGCCAAACTGCCGCCCGCCAACTCCGGGCAGGGCGGACACCCCGCCACCTACCGCGCCGCCAGCATCCTCGCCAACGGGTTCGACCTCGGCTACGATGATGCCTGGATGCTTCTCAACGAGTGGAACAAGTCCCATTGTTCACCGCCGTGGGGCGAGAAGGAACTCCGCCACAAGTTGAACGATGCCTTCGTCAAGCCGCATGAGAAGCCGAAGGGCTGGCTCACCGCTGGGAAGGAACGCAAGGTGGGGGCCAACGGTCGCTTCGTGTTCGACCCCACGGTGCTGGCGCAGATGGTTGACAACCAGACTCCGTACTCGACCGCCGATGTCCTGCTCAACTGCTTCAAGGACGAGGATGTGATCTGCATCACCAACGAGGCGGGGCAGTCCGAGGATGGTCGCTATTTCCCCGCCTCCAAGGGCATCTTCATCACGCGCGCCGAGTGGCTGACCAAGTTCTTCGGCCCCGGTGCCAAGCAGGGCAAGCACTTTGCCGAGTCAGAGCAGGGGGCTTGGATACGCATCAACCCGTTCGCCAAGGATGACTTCACGGGTACGGACTCCGCCGTGGCCTCGTATCGCCATGTGCTGGTCGAGTTCGATAAGAAGTCCAAGGACGAGCAGATTGGCATCTTCCAGCAGTCCAACCTGCCCATCAGCCTGCTGGTGGACTCCGGCGGCAAGTCCATCCACGCCTGGGTGCGGGTCGATGCCGCCGACAAGACCCAATGGGAGGAACGCCGCAACACCATCTACGAATACCTAGCCGACCATGAACCCGACCCGCAGAACAAGAACCCGTCCCGATGGTCCCGCCTTGGCGGGGTCAAGCGTGGCGAGAAAGAGCAACGCATCATCGCCTTCAATGTCGGCGCGGAGGACTGGGATGCCTTCATCGCTTGGCGGGAGGGGCAGGATGCTCCCGATGAAATCCGTACAGACACGCTTGAGACATACGACACGAAGAACGACCCGAACCATGTCATTGGTCATGGTCGGTACCTTTGCCGAGGTGGAAGCCTTCTTGTCACGGGCCAGTCTGGAATTGGAAAGTCATCGTTCGTCATGCAGATGGCAACTTCGTGGGCGGTGGGACGGGAGTTGTTCGGCATCCCTGTCATCCGACCTCTCCGCATCGGCGTGGTCCAAGCGGAGTGCGATATGGGCGACCTTGCGGAGGCTTTTCAAGGAGTGTCGAGTGGGATGATGCTGACGGGCGAGGAGCGCGCACTGTGCCGGGAGAACCTGCGGTTCTTCACCGAGGCGAGCAAGACGGGCAAGGACTTCGTGGACCTGTGCCGCAAGATCATCGTGCGGCTCAAACTTGATGTTCTGGTGGCGGACCCGTTGCTCTCGTATGTGGGGGGTGACCTATCCAAGCAGGATGTCTGCTCCCACTTCCTGCGTAACCTCGTCCAGCCCGTCCTCCAGGAGACGGGGTGCATCATGGTGTTCATCCACCACGAAGGTAAGCCGAAGCCCAAGGAGACGACCGATGAGCAGACGATTTCCGACATGGCATATAGCGGCCTTGGGAGTTCGGAACTCGTAAACTGGGCGCGCGCCATCATCAGCGTCCGGCGCGAGTCCAAGGACAAGCCCATCTTCTCGTTCAACTTGACCAAGCGCGGCAAGTTGGCTGGGATGCGGACGGTGGACGGCAAGCCTACGCTGTCGCTCAAGTTGAAACACGCCGACCACAAGGTGCTGTGGGAGGTCGCCCCGATGGTCGAGGGCTTTGAGTTGCTGAAGGTGGGCCAGCAGTATGCCCACTTCTCGTCCAAGCCCACGATCAGCCGGAAAGCCCTGCTGGAAGAACTGACCAAGGAATATAACTTGCAATTGGACCAGGCGGAGGCTCTCATAAAGGGCATGGTCACCAACGGCATCCTCAAGCCGAAGAAGATCGGCCCCGCGCTGTTCTACCAAGGCACCAAAGCCGAATGAGCATCAAGGGACAACTTCATGTTAGGCCGATTGAGTATCGGCAGGCTATGGATGTAATCGTGAAGAACCATTATCTTCACCGGGAATGTTCATGCTCCGCAAGTTTTGGTCTTTTCACGAATGAACAGACCAATGACGATTTTTTCCAACAAGGCCGGATTGTCGGTGTAATCGTATTTGGCAAACCATCGTCATACACGCTTTGCAACGGTATTTGCGGAGAAGATGAGAGCAAGAATGTCGTTGAGTTCAATAGGTTGTGGGTGGATGACTCCATGCCAAAGAACACAGAAAGTTTCTTCGTAGGACAGGCGTTGAAACAATGCCCGTTTGAAATCATCGTTTCTTTCGCAGACTCCGAGCAGGGCCACATTGGATACATCTACCAAGCAACCAATTGGCTTTACACGGGCATCAGCCCGAAGATGAAATACTTTAGGCCGAAGAACCAATCCGACAATTCCGGGGGTACAGTATACCGAAGGAGGGAACGGATGACCAAACAGGAAATCATAGATCAGTTTGGGGAGGACATGGTTGAGGAGTATTTCAGCAGTATGAAATACAGGTACATTTACTTTAACTGTTCCAAGTCTAGGAAGAAGGTACTAATGAACAAACTGAAGTATCCCGTCTTGCCTTACCCAAAGAACCAAGGCACCAAAGCCGAATAACCTTCCGCCACTAGGCAGTTCACAACCGAGCCGTTTGCCACTCGGTCTTATTAACCCACCACGATGTTATAACCCCACAGAGCCACACCGACAACGCCCTCTAGGATGCCCTAGGGGGCTTTTTGTTTGAACACCTTGACCAGCACCGCCACCAGAACGCCGAAGCACCCCAGAGCCAAAGCCCAGCCGAAATCCCGGATGGTCTGCAAGGCGACCGTTGCGGTGGACAACTGACGCTCAAGGTTGGCATCGTCCGACTTCAGTTCCTTGCCCCCGTCCACGATGATGAGGGCCATCGTCTGCGAGTTGCCGAAGGCGGACAAAACCGTATCGCAAATCCATGCGGAACCCAGCGCGCTCATCCCGGCGGCGACCGTGAGGATTGTCACCGCCCAGAGCAGGTTGGTATCAACGCTTCCTTTTGGCTGGTCGCTTTGCATTGGGTTTCTTGGTGATACCTGCGGCCTTCTCTACCTTTTTCAGTTCGCCCGACAACCTGGCTTTCACGGCGGACTCCGCCCAAGCGATGATGTGGAGGGCCATGTAGCCCGACAGCCCGTTCAACGCCCAGAGCATCTTCTTGTTCTGGACATAGCCCTCTAGCGCGAAGCCCGAGAGGACGGCGACCGCCATAGCCGCAAACAGGTTGGCACACACCTTGCCGATGGACAGTTTCTCGTCCGTGAGGATGATCTTAACCGCCATGCCCATCATGCCGAGGAGTCCGGCGATGCCCGCCTGCTTGACCTCTGGGCTGATGTCATCCGGGCCGATGGATGCAGGGGGAGGGGGGGTCATTTGCGGCGGTACCCCTGCTTCCAGAGGTTGTCGGCAATGAGGGTGGCGGCGGCGGCTACCTTGCCTTCGGGCATCTGGGGGAAGGCCACATGGAGGAACTCATGGACCATCGTATCAATCATCTCGTCCTCGGGCTGGCGGGGGTCGATGCTCACCACCCCCGTCTTTGTGTCCAACTCCCCGAAGTTGGTCGAATTGCGGGTCGTAGGGGGGTTATCCCCGAGTTCCTCAAACACCACCTTGATCGTTCGGCTCTTTGGCATCGGGGATGGGGTCTGGGCAAGCCGTAGCGGGCTTTGCCGTCTTAAAGGCATACCAGATACCTCCCACGATGCAAACGCCGCCTAGCGAGGCAAGGGAGGGCAGGAACCAAGGGGTTTCAACTAGGGAGGGGAAGGCCAGCAGGCTGGCGGACCCGGCGGCACAGGCGGCGGCACCTAGGAACTGCCGGAGCCAGGCGAGGGCTACGGCGGCGAGGGCTAGTCAAGCACCGATGCCCGCGCAGGTCCAAGTGACCACATCCTTCTAGGC